GAGTTTAACGACAGGCGAACTAAACGCCTTCTCCACCTTAAATACCGCAATACAATCAAAAGTAGAAAAGATAATAGGCTCTAAGGTAGAGTCAGTTAGCCCTACTACTAGATATTATGATGGTGGAGTACAGCACCTAGCTATAGACCCTTGTACTTCTATTACTGCGGTCAAGTATGTAGATGACGATACTTTAGTAGAATATACCTTCTTAGATAGTGATGTTACTAAAGAGCCTGTAAATAAGACTATGAAAACTATGCTCAGAAATAGAGATGGTAAGTTTAATATAGGTATGAATAATGTATCTGTAACAGCTAAGTTCTCTATATACGAAGACACTGATATTCTAAATATAGTAAAAGACGCTATGTTAAATGAGCTAGTATCTACCCTAATAGATAATGGCGATATCAAGGCCGAGAGTATAGAAGGCTATAGTGTTACTTATTCTGAAACAGCCGAACAAAGTAATTTAGATGATATAAGATATTTATTCCCAGAGGTGTAGATGAAGCCTCCAATGCTACACACAGCCTATAAGTACACATACACTAGAGATAAATATGGTGATTATGTAGCTACAACTAGCAACGCTATCCCCTGCCACTTTAGGTATATAGTAGAACAGAATACCGATACTAATAATGAAACAACACAGTCAGACGCTACAGCGTGGTTTGATGGCTCAGAAAACATAAATAAAAAAGATATACTACTAATAGACAATGAAGGCTTTAGAGTAGAAAGAGTAACTAAGGCTAGAAGACTTAGAAATACTACAGTACTATTTCTTAAATGTGATTTACAAAGATATGGGATAATATCATGAGTGTAAAAGTAATAGATAAAATGCCTACCTTTAAGAGAAACCTATATGTAACTCTGAATAACGCCTTGGCCGATGGTAGTAGAGATGTACTTATAAACGCTAAGAATAGAGCTCCATATAAGAAAGGTGCTTTGCGGTCTAATAGCGAAAATAAGCAAATGAACTTTCTACATTGGCGTATATCTTTCTGGGTAGAATATGCACGCTTTCAAGAGTTCGGGGGCGATAATAAAAGAACTGTAAGAAATTATAGTACCCCAGGAACTGGTAAGAAGTTTTTAAGTAAAAGTGGTGATGAGCAGGTAGTAAAATTAAAATCTACTATAAAGAAACATACAGTAAGGGCTAGGGCGTAATGGATATAGCAAATACAGTAGCTACCTATCTACAGAATGCTGGCTTCGGTACAGTAGGCTCTAATATATTTATAGGTTATATACCTGATGACACTAATGGTATTTGGGTAGAAAGAATTGGTGGGGCATTAAATAACTACCTACCGATAGAAGAGTCTATAGTAAATATCTATATTAAAGACATTAAGGCTAGTACAGCTATAGATAAGATAGAAGATATTAAGAGATATATACATAGAATGCACAGCGTAGATTATGCCACTAGCTTCATTTATACATTACTTGTATTAGGTGATGTAGAAGATGTAGCTAGAGATTTAGAATATGCTAAGGTATTCAAATTAACTGTACAGGTAGTGTATAGAGATAAAGCAGTAATAAGTTAAAGGAGATAATATGGCATTAACAGTAGCAGACCTACAACCTAAAGAATTCAAACTAACTATAAAAGGCGTTGAAATAACTTCTAGGCCTCCAAAACTATCTCACATGCTAGTTTTAAGTAAAGTGGGTAATTTATTCCAAAATATAAATGACGCTAAAAGAGAAGACATACTAACTGCTCAAGAAGATTTTAATTGGGTAGTAGATGAGCTTATACCTGAGCTGAAAGGTACAGAATTAGATATGCAATCTTCTATAGACTTAATTACTGAAATAATGAAACAAGTACAGCCAGAAGAAAATATACAGCTGGCCGAACAAAATGTTAAGTTTGATACTGACCCAAAAGTACCGAAGGTTGGCTAATTATGTTTGCTGACTTCCTGCAGTTTTATGGGTACAAGGCCGAAGAAGCATTAAATGAATATGCTAAACGCTTTTTTGCTCTCTGTGGAAGTATGTATAAACTTAAAGCTAGAGATAATATAGTTGATTTAACCAACCTATCCTATGCGTTTGCTGGTGGTAAAGATATCAAGAAACTAGCCGAACAATACAAGAAAGATTATGAAGGAAATGATAGAATACTTAGAGAGATAAGGAATATTAAAAAATGAGTACAAATGTCGGTAGCATACATTATGACCTAAAACTAAACACTACAGATTTTGATAGACAATCTGCGGTAGTTAAGTCTAAGCTAAGTACTGTAGGTAGTGGCTTAGATAAATTAGGTGGCTCGGCAGTAGCTCTAGCAGGTGGTATGGCTGTAGTAGCAACAGCCTTAGCAGTAGCTGGAAATGCTGCACTAAATAATGCTAGCGATTATCAGCAATCAAGAATAGCTTTTGATACTATGTTAGGCTCGGCCGAAAAAGGTCAGGCTATTATGAAACAGCTTTCTGAGTTTGCTAAAAAGACTCCTTTTGATTTGCCACAGGTAGTGCAAGGTGCTAAGTCATTGCTAGCCTATGGTATAGAAGCTGAAAAAATTGTACCTACTTTTAATGCTCTCGGTAATATAGCTGCAGGTGTAGGTAGAGATAAATTGCCACAATTAACTTTAGCTTTCGGTCAGGTAAAGACCGCAAGTAGATTAACTGGTAATGAATTAAGACAGTTTACAGAAGCTGGTGTACCTCTACTAGAAGCTCTAGCTAAACAATCTGGTAAATCAGCAGCACAGATTAAAGACGATATGGAAAGGGGTATAGCTCCATCTTTCGAAGAAGTAAATACAGCAATAATGGGTATGAGCGAAAAAGGTGGCAAGTTCTTTAACCTAATGGAAATGCAGTCTAATACTTTCGCTGGGCGTATGTCTAACATTGGTGATAGTATAGGACAAATTATTAGGGGTATGCTCGGTGTAGATGTACAAGGTAATATAGAGCCAGGAAGTGTCTTTGACAAAGTATCTAAGAAGGCCGAAGAACTTATGAAATGGCTAGAAGAAAATAAAGGTAAGATAGAAAAGAACTTTAAGGACGCTTTTCAATGGATATTAGATAATGGCGATAAAATAGCAGTAGTAGTAGGTACTGTATTAGTTATAGCCTTCGCTAAATTAGCTATAGCAGTAGCAGCAGCAACTTGGCCTGTTTTATTAGTTGCAGCAGCAGTACTCGGCCTATATCTACTATATGAAAGATTTAAGCCTCAGATTGACAGCGTAATAGCTAAGTTCCAACAATTCTGGGAGTCTATAAAACCTATAAGAGATTGGATAGTAAATCAATTTAAGAAAGCATGGGACGATTTGAAAATAGCAGTTAGTAACTTAATGAACTCTCTAAAACCTTATGAGGAACAGCTCAAACTATTAGGTATGATTATCCTAGTGTCTATGGTAGCACCGCTGGTTATTTTAATTGGTATATTTGGCTTTTTAGTATTAGGTGTGATTAAGGTCATAACATGGATAGTACAATTACAGACTTGGATAAATAATTCTATAGCAGCGTTTAATAACTGGGCTACTATGATAGCTGTAAGGGTAGCTAGTGCAATAATGAGCATTATAGACTGGTTTAGGCAGCTACCAGGCAGAATATCTAGTGCTATAGGTAATATGGGTAGTTTGTTATATAACGCAGGTAGAGATGTCTTAAATGGCCTCTGGAATGGTCTGAAGAACAAATGGAACGAAGTATCTCGGTGGGTAGGTAGCTTAGGCGATAAAATTAAAAACCTAAAAGGACCAATTGAGAAAGATAGAGTAATGTTATTCCAAGAAGGTAATGTTATTATGCAAGGTCTTAATAAGGGTATGGTTGAAGGCTTTGTAGATGTTGAGAGAACTCTGGCTGGCTTTAATAGCCAGATAGGCTCATTCAGCCCAACTATAACTGCTACACCCGCACCTACTGGGCAGAATACTAGTGTAAATAATAATATCTATGGCAATATTAGTTTAGGCGACCAGAGTGCTGTAGATAGGTTCTTTGACCGACTAAATAGAAATGGTGAATTATCAGCTAAAGGAATGACAACAATATGAACAATTACTTCGCACAATTTAATAACTTCTACCTTAAGTCAGATAGTTACCATATAACTAAAATAGATATGGGTAGTCCGAAGACTAATAATAGTAGATATGAATTAGCTAGGGCTGATGGCCAAGTAGTTACTAATCAGAATTATGGTGAAAGAAAAGTTAAGATAACTGGGAGCATTAAGGCCTCAGATTTAGATGATATGAATACAAAATTAGATACGCTCAAAGCTAACTTGGTAGGCTATGAAAAGAACTTAGATATTTATATTGGTAGCAAGAAAAGACGCTTTATAGCTACAGTAGAGAGTTTTAACTATGAAACTAATGGCTACTATTGTGAGTATGAAATAGAGTTTACAGCTAACGCCTATGCTATAGATATGGATATTAGTGCTTTAGTCTTCGGTACTTATACTGCTAATAATACTACCTATACTAATAACATAGAAGGTTCATTTAAGACCGAGGCTTATATGGACTTTAGGCTAACTAATGTAGCTCCTTACTGGTCAAGTGCTTATCTACAGATAAATAACGCAGCACTTAATCAAAGAATTAGAATAACTAGAACTTGGGGCTGGTATGACAGATTAACTATAGATGGTGCTACTAAAACTGTACAAATCTACCCTACTACTAAAACTGTAATAGATACTTGTGATAGTATAACTGGCTGGACTTCTGGAAATACCTTAGCTTCTGAAACTACTACCAAGCTAGAAGGTACAGCAGGTTTTAAGACTACTATGGCAGCAGGTGCTACTTCTAGTTATAACCAAAGGCTAAATGCTACAGCTATAGATTTAAGTTCTACATCTGGCAAAGTTATTATACCTGTCTATATTGCTACTCCTACCAGTGGAACAGTTAGCACTATAAGACTACAGGCAGGCTCTGACGCTACTTTAGCTAGTAATTATGTATATTGGGATAAGACTACACAATGGGATAGTTCGGCTATAGTTACAAATGCTTGGAATTATTTTGAGTTTGATATGGCTACAACGCCAGACAACACTACAGGTACTCCTAGTAGAGCTGCAATAAAATCTATACAGATATCATTAAGAAGTGGTAGTAACTTCCAAGCTACTTGGTATTTAGATTATCTCACTTTACAGAAACAAAGTATTACACCTGTAGCACAAGATTATGAAGGTACATTCCCAGACCTAAATCTAGGAAGTTGTAGCCTAGTATTCACAGATGAGTTTACATCAAGAAAAATAACTATTACAGGTAATTACTATAAAAGGTATATCTAATGGCTAAGTTTTATGAAGTTAAAGTATATGACCAAGATAATAACTATTTAACTACTTGGAAAGATGTAGTTAGTGATATTCAATTTAATAATGAAATAAATAGTGCAGGTGGTCAGCTAAAGTTTACATTAGCTAGAAATGCTGGAGATTATGGAGAAGGTACTGATGTTGATTTTGGTAATAGAATAAAAGTATATGTATTTGATAAAGAACAAGATACAGGCTTACTACTATTTCAAGGCTATATATCTGGTTACAACCCAATCTATAAAGATGAAAATGTAGAAGTAACTGTATTAAGTTATGGGGCAGAATTAAATGATTATATTTTAGAAGGTGGTGAGAGTATTGTAAGCAGTCAATCTAGTCAGACATCTACTTTTAATTTTGGTAATGCTTCTAGCCCTAGCGAAACACTATCAGTAGCTCAGAGTTTTACTGCACCTACTACACATAAAATATTAAGAATGGAAATATACGCTGAAACTGTAGATTTTTATAATATATCTACTGGCCTAAATGAGCCGAGAACTAATGTAGCTTGTAAAGCATATCTTAGGTCTGGCTCTACTGCTGGCAGTGGTACTTTGCTAGGCACTAGCCAAACATTCTATATTCAAGATGACCAGCTAAGATTAACTAATATAATCTTTAACCCTGCTATACAACTTACAGCTAGTAGCACCTATAATATAGAAATACTACCTTTAGAGTTCGCTGTAGGCTCTGGCCAATATATGGCAGCAATAGGCTTAGGTACTGGATATAGTGGTGGACAATTCTCTTATCAGGATACAGGCTCTACTTGGTATAATGACGCTACTAAAGATTGGTATTTTAAGTGGTATGAAGAGAAAGCTCTTACTTATGCTGAATATCTAAGCACCGACCCAGGAGTTATAATTAAACTTATATTAGATAAATATGCTAGCTTAGGTGGCACTGTAACTTATAATATAGATACTATAGATGTAACTGATACTACTGTTACTTACCAATATAATGTAAATACTATTTTAGAAGCTATAAATAAATGTATTGAGCTTTCTCCGAAAGATTGGTATTGGTATTTAGATTATGGTACTAACTTAGTACACTTTCACGAAAAGTCTAATACGCCTGACCACACATTTAGTTTAGAGAAAGATATTATAGACGCTAAGTTTGAGAAGCGTATAGAAGATGTAGTAAATACAGTTTACTTTACAGGTGGCGATACTGGTGGTGGCGTTAATTTATTTAAGAAATATATAAATCAAGATAGTATAGATAGCTATGGTGTTAAG